TTGTTGATAATGCAGATTTTTGGAAGACTATTCTTAGTGAGACTAATTTTAATGAATGGATCAAAAATAAGTATGCATTGAGCAGCGGTGAAATTATGAAGAAAGACGACGATGAATAAAGTAATGATAACAGAATATCACAGCGATGATAAAAGTCTCAAAGCTATTATAAAGAAAGATAATAGCAATTATGGTTATTATGTTGACTTATATCTAAATGGTGATATAATCAAGACTTGTGATGTTGTAAATCATTCACTTCAATATGCCGAAGACCTGGCTTTAAATTATGTTGAAGGTATATTAAAAGTTAATTCTTAGGAGACTACATGGACTTCGAAAAGGTAATCTTTGGAAATCTTCTTGCAAGGGAGGAATATGGCCGTAAGGTCATTCCTTTCCTCAAGACTGATTATTTTCATGATGCTGCAGACCGTACTTTATTTGAACTTATTGAATCTTATACACTAAAATATAACAGGTTTCCTACCAAGGAAACTCTTGTAATTGATTTAAAAAATAAAACTGGACTAAATGGTGGTATATTTGAGTCATGTAATGAAACTATTGGTGAACTGACTCATGATGACAATACAGAATTGGATTGGCTTGTTGAGAGAACCGAAAAGTTTTGTCAAGAAAAAGCAATCTATAATGCTATCATGCAATCAATTCAGATCATTGATGATAAAGACTCAAAGAATGACAAAGGTTCTATCCCTGCAATTCTAAGTGATGCTCTATCTGTAAACTTTGACACTAATATTGGTCATAACTTTCTTGAGGATATTGAATCTCGTTTTGAATTCTATCATCGTAAGGAATTCCGAATTCCATTTAATTTGGAATACTTCAATGAAATCACAAAGGGTGGTTTGCCTAGGAAGACTTTGAATATTATTTTGGCCGGTACTGGTGTTGGTAAGTCATTGTTCATGTGTCATTGTGCCGCCGGTAATCTACTTGATGGTAAGAATGTTCTCTATATTACAATGGAAATGGCTGAGGAAAAGATTGCAGAACGTATTGATGCCAATCTTCTTGATGTGACTATTGATGACCTCAGTATTATGCCTAGGGAAGCATTTTTCAAGAAATTGGAACGTGTTAAGACCAAGACTACTGGTCGACTGATTATTAAAGAATATCCAACTTCGGGTGCAGGTTCCGCCAATTTCAGACATCTAATTAACGAATTAAAACTTAAAAAGAACTTTATGCCTGATATCATCTATATCGACTACTTGAATATCTGTGCATCGAGTAGGGTTAAGTACTCTGCTAATATGAATAGTTATACCTATATCAAGGCGATTGCCGAAGAACTTCGTGGTCTGGCGGTTGAATTTAATCTCCCAATTGTATCAGCCACACAGACAACTAGAAGTGGTTATAATAATAGTGATGTTGAATTGAGTGATACATCCGAATCTTTTGCTCTACCTGCTACGGCCGACTTGATGTTTGCCTTGACTACATCCGAGGAACTTGAGAGTCTAGGTCAAATAATGGTCAAGCAATTGAAGAATCGTTATAATGATCTGGCAAAGAACAAACGGTTTGTTGTCGGTGTCGACAGGGCAAAGATGAAACTATATGATGTTGACCAATCAGCCCAGGACGGAATTCAGGGCGATAAACCATTAATGGATAAAACTGAATTTGGTGAACGTGACTCCGATTTCTTTAAAAAGAGATCAAAGTTCGGCAAGAGCTTTGATGGATTTGCATAAAAATATTTTTTTATTTTTTTCTAAAACCATGATCTTGAGTATAAATACTATCACTGAAGCGGCATTAGTTTGGCTTTTGTCAAGCAAGTGGCACAGTGACTAACAGAGAAGGAATAGCTAGGAATAACGGTGGGGTTCCGCCTAGCAATGCCGCATTTGCTATTCAAAAGGGTTGAGTCCAAAAGGCTCAACCCTTTTTTATTATAAATAGATCAAAATATTCATCCATCTTTAGAGGATTTGACTATGTATTCATTTAAACAATTTATAACCTTTGATGAAGAATATCTTTCGGAAGCTACAGCTTCTTCGGGTGTTTCAAATGATGATAAAGGTAAATTGCATGAATTACTTTTAGCCAAACATTTACACCCTAATGGTCAACTACCAGAACATTTCAGATCTGAAAATGAAAAATATGGTGGTACTGCAGAACATGTTCATAAAAAATTAAAAGAAAAGTTAGAAAAAGAACATCCTGGTGCATATGAAGAAATCAATGAACATGCCAGACAAACCGCAGAAGCAGTCAGAAAACATCTTGCAACCAGTGGACATTTAACTGATGATCATGAAATTCATTCTGTGCATTGGACATCAAATCCTACCGATGCCGAAAAATTAACAGGAATAAAAGAACCAAATAGTAATGCCGATTTGGTTATTACAACTAAACATAAAAAAACCGGTGAACAAAACCATATTGGTGTATCCGCAAAATATGGCGGACTTAAAAATCCTAATTTAAAAAATCCCGGTCTTAAAGATCTTGAAAAACAAGCAGGTCAGCCAGCCGGAACTTATACAAAAATACTTGAAGCCCATAGAAATAGAATGGTAAAATTGGGTTATAATTCCACCGCCGCAAAAAATCATGCACTTTGGAAAAATCATAATGAAATACTAGAAAAAGAAAAAGAAGAACATGCAGCAAAAGGTGGTAAAAAAGCAGATTTTACCCCAAAAAGTAAAGAAGCACATATGGCTCATGAAGCCATTAAATCTTCACTGGAAGCAAGAAAAGAAATTTCTAGACTTCATAAAGAAGGTCTATCAAAAAAATCTGATTCCGAATTAAGAGATCTTGTTAGAAGTCAAGTTTCGCCACAAGCAAAATTTCATCATGTTGTTGCGCATAGTCGTGTAAATGATGATGGAAGTGCCAGTTCAATAGTTAATAATGCTGATACATATGCCGATAAAAATCTTTCAAAATTTAAAAATTTAAAAGTTAGACACAGTCCAGGTATAGATTATAATATTGTTGGTACATATTACAATCCAGGACATTCTGAGCACGGTAAAGAAAAAATAATAATGACCGGCGGAATTAAAAATACAAGCGGTCCGCAGAAAGGTGTTAACGGTACCGTTAAATTATCCAATACCGAATTACCTAGTGCTAAAGAAAGTATTAAGGAAGAATATTTAAAGCCGTTTGAATCAAGGACTGCAGCAGTAAATTCAATATTACAAAACCAACAAAGAGTATGTAAAAATATAATGGCGGGAAAAGGTTAAGGTTAATGCTCAATTTTATAAAGTATCTTCAAGAAGAAGCTGAAGGGTCAGGTAAAGCCCTAAAACATCTCACACATGTAGAAGATTATGCTATTCATCATGGTCATGAAGGTATTTCACAGGCAACTGAAGCATTAAATGCCCTTCATAATCATTTTCTTAATAGAAAATCCAATCATACATTCTCGGATAAAGCAGACGGTGCGCCATCTATAGTTTATGGTAATCATCCTCAAACCGGTCAATTTTTTGTTGCATCAAAGTCCGCATTTAATAAAAATCCAAAAATCAATTATACAGATGAAGATATTGACAGAAATCATGGCCATGCACCAGGTCTTGCACTTAAACTAAAAGAAGCATTAAAACATTTACCAAAAACTATGCCAGAATCCGGTGGTATATACCAAGGTGATTTGATGTATGGTAAAGGTGATGTAAGTACAAATGGTGGTCATCATCACTTTACTCCAAATCTACTTACATATTCAGTTGATAAAAATAGTGCTGAAGGTCATAAAGTCAAAAATTCAAAACTCGGTATTGTAACACATACAGTATATAAAGGTAAAGGTGGACTTGAAAATATGTCTGCGGAACCTTTATCTGCAAAAGAAAGAAAAAGCTTTACCGAGCACTCTGATGTAAATAATATTGATCCATCACAAAATTCCGGTAAAGTAAATCCAAGAAATTATACTGGTGAAGAACAAGCAAAATTTCATATGCATATGGAAAATGCTAGAAAAGCATATTCTAAAGCAGCACCAGAAATGTATGATTCAATTAAAGGTCATGAAGCCACATTAGAACAACATGTAAATGATCAAGTACGAAAAGGTGGTATGCCTTCAGTTGAAGGCTATACAAAATTTTTAACAGATAGAGCACAAAAAGAAATTGATAGTGTAAAGACAGAAAAGTCCAAACAACAAAAACATCAAGCACTAGCAACCAAATTAAAGCAAGTTTCAGATAACAAAAAACATTTTGACGATTTGTTAAAAATCCATGGTCATTTACAAAATGCAAAGAATGTTTTGCTTGGTGTTCACGAAAAAAATGGTCAAACCGAAGGAAATCCATTAGGTAAAACTTCTATTAATGGTAATCCAACCGCTGGTGAAGGTATTGTTGGTACTAATAAAGAAGGCAGTATGTTTAAATTTGTAAATAGGGGTGCAGGTGGCTTTGCACAACAAAATTTAAGTGGCGGTAGATTCCAAAAAGTTACAGAAGAACAAGAAAAACGTGATGTAATTACATTTGGTCGTTTAAATCCACCAACTATTGGACATGAAAAATTAGTTAATCATGTTCAAAAACTTGCAAAAGATACAAATGCTGACCATATAATTGTGATGTCAAATTCACAAGACAGTAAGAAAAATCCATTAACACCCGAACAAAAACTAAAACATGCTAGAAGAGCATTTCCGTCGGCAAACCTAAAAATGGCCACTGCGGAGCATCCAACTCTATTACACCATTTGTCTAAACTTCATAGCCAAGGTGTAACTCATCCAACAATCGTGGTTGGTCAAGATAGAGTTGATGAATTTAAAAAACTAACCGGAAAATATAATGGTGTTTCCGCACGTCATGGTTACTATAACTTTAAACATATAAACATACAATCTGCAGGCCAACGAGATCCTGATGCTGAGGGCGCTGAAGGTATGTCTGCTTCAAAAATGAGAGACCTTGCACAAAAAGGTGATAAGGAAGGTTTTGCTAAAGGCGCACCTTCTGCTATGAAACCAGAACATGTTGAAGATATGTATAATGATATAAGAAATGGAATGAAAGAAAAGTCAAAATCAGTAAAAGAGAGTGTTACTTATACTGTATTGCGTATCATCAAAGAATCATTGGATTATAAATAATAAAAAATAAGAGGTGTATCATGGACTTAGAAGAAAAACGAGGCCTTTGGGATAATATTCACGCAAAACGTGAAAGAATTAAGCATGGTTCGGGTGAACATATGCGTAAGCCCGGATCAAAAGGTGCCCCAACTGCAGCAGATTTTAAGAATTCACAAACCAAAACTGAATCTTATGAAACAGCAGAACCTCAATCAAAAAATAAGAATGATCCAAGTTCCAGATTTGATAGCACTGATTCATTGGTTAATATCTATAAAAAAGATACACCTGGGCAGTCAACTAAGAATATAGTAAAAAAAGTAATTCGTGAAACACTTGAGTCACAATGTTCTTGTGGTGGTAATTGTGGGTGTTCAAAACCAAAAAAGACTGTTGGTGAGGCCACATATCAAGGTAAAACGGTTCCTCTTAATAAACCAATGGCCGGTGATATTAAGAAATCAAAAGTATATGTAGATCCAGATGGTGATGGTAAAGCACAAAAAGTTAATTTTGGCGATAAACATTTAAGTATTAAAAAGAATATTCCTGCCCGCAAACGTTCATATTGTGCTCGTTCAAGTGGTCAAGGTAATCTAACAGATAAAACAAGTGCAAATTACTGGTCACGTAGAGCATGGGACTGTTAAAATTTAAAGACTATATAAAAGAACTTAGTGTTCCGCAAGGAACCACGGGTAATCGTAAGGAAGTTTCTACGCCAATGGTGGCGATTAGAATGGCATCTGGTAAAATAGAAAAACATCCACCCGGAAAGAGCGGAAGCTCAGGTGGTGGCGGAAATGGGGAATAAAATGGAATTTCTTGGAATTGTTATTATCGTAGGTGGTCTTGTTTGGTTTGGAACAAGATGGTTTCTGAAGAAGGAAGCTGCTATTATTGCAAAAGATAGTGCAGTTTGGGATCTTGCAAAAAAAGATCTTCAAGCTTTTGAAGAAAAAACTGCAGCTGCTGCGGCTCAAGTTGTAGATACCATCGAAAAGAAAGCGGAAGAAGTAGTTGTAGAAGTCGAGAAGAAAATCGAAGAAGCTGTAGTTGCTGAGATCGAATCTGTAAAAACCAA